GCGGCATATTTTACAAACAACAATGCGTTTTTGCTGCTTGTTCGTGATGAACAGGGCCTTGTCACAGCACTTTATCCGATTATTCCCGCGTCCGTGGAATTCAAGCCCGGAACAGACGGTGAAATTTTCCTTGACTGCCTGTTCCCGGACGGCAGACAGGTGACGTTCCCATACAGTGACGTCATTCACCTGCGCCGTCATTTCCTTTCAAATGACCTGTCCGGCGAAACAAACACGCCTTTGTTCCCGCTGCTTGATACCGCGCAGACCTTGACACAGGGCATTTCAGCAAGCGTGAAGAACGGAACAAGTATTCGCGGCGTTCTGAAATTCACAAGTCTTGTGAATCCGGCGCAGGTCAAGGCAGAAAAGGACAAATTTGTTGCCGACTATTTCAACCCGGAAAACAGCGGCGGCATTGCCGCAACGGACCAAAGGTTTGATTTTGTCCCGACAAATGTGACGGCCTACAACGTCCCGCGGGAACAGATAGAAGCCGTGAACGGGCAGATTTATGACTATTTGGGCGTGAACGCTGCAATTATCAACGGCAGCTATACAGAAGATGAATTCAGTGCGTTCTATGAAAGCGTGATTGAACCTTTTGCAATGCAACTTTCCGGGGAATTCGCCCTGAAATGCGCCGCCGATGTGGTATTCACACCGGAACGCATGGAATTTTCAACGGCAGACACAAAAATCAAACTGCTTCATGAAGCCGCGCCGTTGGGCGTCATAACCATCAATGAAGCGCGTCACCTGCTTGCGCTGCCGCCGATTGACGGCGGGGAACGTCGCTTGCAGTCACTCAATTATGTTTCCGCTGAAAAGGCGGACAGCTATCAATTAAACGAAAGTGAGGAAAACAGCAATGAAGAAACAGACAAGAAACAGTGAAATCCGCGCGGCAGAAAAGCCGCTGATTCTTGAAGGAACAGCGGTTGTGTTCAATCAGCCCGCGGCAATCGGCGGCGTGACGGAACGCATTGACCCGAAAGCCCTTGACGGGGTTGATCTGAATGACGTTGCGCTGCTTGTAAACCATGACGGCGCAGGAATTCCGCTTGCAAGGTCCCCGAAAACACTTGCCCTGACTGTCACAGAACGCGGCCTTGAAATGCGCGCGGAACTGCCTGACACAGAAAGCGCCCGTTCCGTCTATGAAGCCGTGAAACGCGGCGATCTTTCGCAAATGTCCTTTGCCTTTGACGTCGGGAATTACACCTTTGACGAACAGACACAAACAAGGACCATCACACAGATAAGCAAGGTTTATGAAATTTCCATCGTAAACTATGCAGCTTATACACAAACAAACGTACAGGCGCGAAACAGCGCCGGAAAGGAAGAAAACACTATGTTCAACCCTATTACAGCAAACCTTGAAAACAAGCAGATTGTCACCGACACACACGCGGTTCCGGAATACCGCAGCGCCTTTTTCAAGCGTATGTTAGGCAAGCCCCTGACCGACGCGGAAACAAGGGCGTTTGAAGCAGCGCAGGCAGAAAAGCGCGCGGACGCGTTCAATACCCTGTCAAACAGCGCAGCCGTTGTTCCTACCGAAACGCTGAACGAGGTTGTGAAGCAGTCAAGGAACGTCAACGGCCTGTTTGATGTGGTCCGCCTGTTTTCCGTTCCCAGCAACCTTTCTGTCCCGGTCGGAACACCGAACGACGCGGCAGCATGGCACACAGAGGGCGCAGCCGTGGAGCGTCAGAAAGCAGAAACAACGGCGGTGACATTCACCGGCCTTGAACTTATCAAGGTGCTTTCCATGAGCGCGGCAGTCAAGCGCATGACGCTTTCCGCCTTTGAAAGCTATATCACCGATGAACTGAAAAGCTGCATTGCGGACGCAATCGGCGCAGCAATCGTGAACGGAACCGGCAGCGGACAGCCTACCGGAATTCTGACCGGTGTGAAGTGGGACAAGACGAACACAATCACAACAACCGCCCTGACCGGGGACAACCTGCTTGCTGCAATCGCGCTTATGCCCGCCGGTTATGCTGCCGGGGCAAAGTTCGCAATGTCTACGGCAACCCTGTTCGGGACCGTCTACCCGCTGAAAAACAGCGACGGTGACTATATTTTCACGGACGCTGAAAACGGCGGTGTGCGCCGTCTGTTCGGTTTTGAAATCGTCATTGACGATAATATCCCGGCAGGGACGGTTCTGTTCGGAAATTTCAACTATTACGGCGTGAACATTCCGCAGGGAATTGCGGTTGAAATGAGCCGCGAAAGCGGATTCACAAGCGGCCTGATTGACTACCGCGCTTTATGTATCGCAGACGGAAAGCCGATTGTTCCGGGCGCGTTCGTAAAGGTTGAAGTCAAGGCCGCCTGATGATCTTCAAGGGGTGTCGCGTTTCGTGACACCCTGCTATTAAACGAAAGAAGGAACAGCCATGATGTACACAATCGAACAGGCGCGGAATATTCTGCGCGTGGACGGCAGCGACAATGACGAACAAATCACGGCGCTTGTTTCCGCTATTCCCGACTACCTGAAAGAAACAACCGGCTACACGGCAAAAGACGGCGTTTTTTCACCCGTTGCCCTGACAGCCGGGCGTTTCATTCTATGGCAATGGTACTACGGGGAAAACAGCGACGTTGACAAGGTTCAGCGCGTCATTGACTGCCTTTTGAAAGCCCTGTCCGCAGAAAGGGCCGTGAATGAAAGCTGACAGTTTCGCGGGGCAGGCAGCGTTCTACCATTCTAAAGCGTGGAAACGCCTTTCACGGGCGTTCCTGCTTTCAAAGAATTATATCTGTGAACGCTGCGGCGCACCCGCAGAAATCGCACATCACAAAATATACCTGACCGCCGAAAACGTGACGGACCCGAACATTGCCCTGAACCCGGACAACCTTGAAGCGCTCTGCCTTGACTGTCACAACCGGGAGCATTTCGGAACGGGCGGGGCAACCGCGGCGGGCCTAACCTTTGATGAAAACGGCGATCTGATACAGAAAGAGAGGAACAACAAATGAACGGAAGTTATGATGAGGAATTACAACTGCAAATTAACACGCTGCTTGATGATCTTGTGTTCACTGAAAATCAGTTAAGGGCAGCGCGTGAAGCCTTTGACACGGAAGAATATGCGCGTTTAATGCGTGTGTTCCTGCCGTTGCAGAAACAGTATTTGAAATTATGCGCGGAGCAGGAAAAGCGCCTGAACGACGATGAAAACGCGGACGAACTTGAAGCATTTAACAAGGTGACGGAATGAACTATATTGCAGCCTACAATGAACAGATTCAAAGCGGAAAGATTGCAGCGTCACGGCGTATAAAAGCCGTTTATTCCCGGCTTGCCGCTGCCTGCAATGACCGCGGCGGGAAATATGTCTTTGATGAAAGCCGCGCGTCCCGTCCGATAGAATTCATTGAACGTTTCTGCCGTCATTCTAAAGGTGAATGGGCCGGTCAGCCCGTCCGCCTTGAACTGTTTCAGAAAGCGTTCATTCAGGCCCTATTCGGCTTTATTGACCCGCAGACGAGTTGCAGGCAGTACCGTGAATCATTCTTCCTTGTGGGCCGCAAGAACGGCAAATCAACCCTTTTGGCGGGCCTTGCGCTGTATATGCTGACAAGTGACGGTGAAGGCGGCGCAGAGGTTTACAGCACCGCAACAAAATATGCACAAGCCCGCCTGTTATTCGATGAAGCGCACAACATGATTAAACAATCGCCGGTCCTGTCAAAGCATTTCAGAAAGCGGAAAAACGACTTGTATTATGAACCTACAATGTCAAAGTTTCAGCCGCTTGCCCGGAATTCCGACACGCTTGACGGTCTGAACGCGTCTTTTGTCATTATGGACGAATTGCACGGCGTCAAAGACAGAAACCTTTATGAAGTCATGAAACAAAGTATGTCCGCGCGCCGGTCCCCGCTGCTTGTGATGATAACGACGGCAGGAACCGTCAGAGAATGTATTTTTGATGAAATGTATGAATACGCGGCGCAGGTTGCGGACGGGAATGTCATTGATGAACATTTCCTGCCGATTCTTTATGAACTTGACAGCCGCGCGGAATGGACGGACCCGGCAGCATGGGTGAAAGCAAACCCGGCCTTGAACACAATCAAGAAATTCGACGATCTGAACGCGCAGGTTGAACGGGCAAAGCACAACCGGAATGAACTGCCGGGCGTACTCTGCAAGGAATTCAACGTCAGGGAAACCGTGAAAACAGCGTGGCTTTCCTTTGATGATATAAACAACGAAACCGCCTTTTCACTTGATGATTTCCGCGGCGCGTACTGTATCGGCGGGGTTGATCTGTCCATCACGACGGACCTGACAGCGGCAAGCCTGCTATTCATGAAACCGGGTGACAACAAAAAATATGTGACTGAAATGTTTTGGTTGCCCGCGGACCGTCTGCAAGAGCGCGTGAAGCAAGACAAAATTCCTTATGACAGATGGTTTGAACGGGGCCTTGTGCGCCTTTGCAGCGGAAACACAATCAATTATTCCGATGTGACGGCATGGTTCAAGGAACTTGTTCAGGAATACAGCCTGTTCCCGGCGTGGGTTTATTATGACAGCTATTCCGCCCGCTATTTCGTGGAAGAAATGCAGATGGAAGGTTTCAACATGGTGCGGTGTATTCAGGGCGCAAAGACGCTTTCCCTGCCTATGCAAATGTTAGGCGCGGACCTGCAAGCGCACCGCGTCATTTATAACAACAATCCTGTCCTGAAATGGTGTCTGACGAATACCGGCGTTCAGACGGACCGCAACGGCAATATTGTCCCGGTCAAGAATCAAAGCCCGAAACAGCGCATTGATGGAACCGCGGCGCTGCTTGACAGCTATGTCGGGCTTTATGAGCATTACAACGAATTCACAAGCGCGATTGAATGACCTGCGCGGAAAGGAACGGCAATGAAGCTGAAAGACAAGAAAATTGAAATCCTTGAAAACAAAGTCACGGTTGATAAAATCGGGAACCATGTGAAGCAGCTTGTCCCCGTCGCTACCGTGTGGGCCTATTTCCGGCAGCTATCCGGTGATGAAGTCTTTGCCGCTGCGCGCGTCAACGTGACGGAAAATGTTCTGTTTCAAATCGGATACCGGGCCGATATAACAACAGCGCACGTTATAAGGTACAAGGGCGTTTTGTACGATATAACGCGCGTCGATGTGTTTGAAGGCTACAAGGGAGATATAACGCTGTATTGCAAGCGTGAGAAATGACCACCCTGTTATCATGAAAGCGTGATAAATTATTTAATTCGCCGCCTGATTATGCTATACTGTTAAATGGGTTTCTTTTATCAATCAAAGGGGCTAGCGCATGAAATATAATTATAACCGTTTGTGGAAAATGCTAATTGATAAAGGCATGACAAAAACAGAAATGCGCAAGCAGGCAGGAATCAGCACGAATGTTCTTGCTAAAATGGGCCGGTGTGAACCGGTGTCAATGGAAAGCCTTGCGAAAGTATGCACCGCGTTGAACTGCGGGCTTGATGATATTGTTGAAATTGAAATAGAAGGTAAATGACAATGGCAGATAATAGAAATTTGTATTCATCACGCGGGGACAAGGCGGACGAATTTTATACACAGTTATCCTTGATTGAAAGCGAATTAAAGCACTATAAACAGCATTTCAAAGGTAAAGTCGTATTCTGTAACTGTGACGATCCTTATGAAAGCAATTTTTTCAAGTATTTCGCAATGAATTTTAATTCGTTGGGTCTGAAAAAATTGATTACAACTTGCTATGCTACATCGCCGGTTATAGGCAAAGAATTAAATTATTATGTTGAAAAGGGCGGTCAAATTTCCTTTATCCCATCGGTGGAAAGCACACCGGTTCAGCAAGAAAGAAAACCCTATAAAGTTGAAATCACGGAAGTGAAAGACAATAACGGTGATGGGCGTGTTGATTTATCTGACGTTGAATATTTAATGCGGGACGGTCACAACACAATGACCTTGTTAAATGGTGATGGTGATTTCAGAAGTGAAGAATGTGTTGAACTATTAGAGCAAGCCGACGTTGTTGTTACAAATCCCCCCTTTTCTTTATTCCGTGAATATGTAGCGCAACTATTGAATTATAAGAAAAATTTCCTGATTATTGGAAATCAAAATGCTTGTACATACAAAGAAATATTTCCATTGTTGAAAAATAATATTATGTGGTTGGGGTATAATAGCGGGCATTTTTGGTTCAAGGTCCCCGACAGCTATGAAGTTAAAAAAACAGATTTCAAGATTGATGAAAACGGGCAAAAATGGCGTCGTATGGGTAATATATGTTGGTTTACAAATCTTGACATTGAAAAGCGTCATGAAGATATGCCCCTTTTTAGAAATTACACCCCTGAAACCTATCCAAAATATGACAACTATGACGCTATTGAAGTGAATAGAACAGCGGATATTCCCTGCGATTATTTTGGCGTTATGGGGGTTCCGATAACTTTTATGAGTCAATATAATCCTGAACAGTTTGAAGTTGTAGGAATCACTTGCAACGATAAAGAAAATTTATGGGGCATAAAAACAAAAAATTACACCCCTGCCGACGCAAAAAATTATACGATTCTTAACGCTGCAAGTGTATTAAATAAAGATGGAAAATTAAAGGCAACCTACGCAAGAATATTAGTTCGCAGAAAGCAAGGTGAAACAGATGAACATTGAACTGCATGAAATTCCTGTCCGTGACGTTGTGAACGGATATGTAGACAGCGCAGAAAACGGCGTTGTAGGCTATGGCGGCAAGCTGAATATCCGCCCTGCCTTTCAGCGTGAATTCATATACAAGGACAAGCAGCGTGATGAAGTCATAAACACAGTTATGAAAGGCTTTCCGCTTAATGTCATGTATTGGGTGAAAAGCGACAACGGCGGTTATGAACTGCTTGACGGACAGCAACGAACAATCAGCATTGCGCAGTATGTGAACGGTGATTTTTCCGTCAACCACATGGGTTTTGACAATCTGACGGACACAGAACGAGAACAAATACTGAACTATAAATTGATGATCTATATTTGTGAAGGAACCGACAAAGAAAAACTTGA